CACTCTCGAATATCATATCGTCAAAGTTTCCTTTACCGAACCACTTCTCGAATAACTTACAGTAGTCGTGATATTGAGCATTGATAGCTACATATACATCAGCAACTTCTATATCTTCTTCTAGTTTATCTTTGAATTTATTACAAACTTCGTGGGCTTTTTGCATATCGTATTTTTCACCGATATATTTCTTACCGTCTTTGACATGGTACATCTCATCAACAGTTTGCTTAGCTTCCTGTTTATTGAAGTGTTCATCACCATATTCATAACGTTCGTCTTCACCTACTCCGAGCATTCGCATAAGAAGCATACGTTCATCATCATCATATCCTCTATGATGTTCATCGTAACTTCTATGTTCATCTCCTTCGTAGTTGTCGTAAGTCCTATATCCAATACGATTCATCATTCCTCTTCCACGACCGCCACGACCGCTTCTTCCACGACCGCCACGAGCAAGGAAATCATTAATTCGTTCGTACATTCTATCTCTTCGAGAACGAGCACGAACATCATGGTCTGTCTCGTATGGTACTTCTCTCATAATATTACTTAGTTAATAATTGTCTGAATGTTTCCAAATCAGACTGGTTAAACATAATTCCTTTATTAATAAAAGGAATAGAAATAGTTATGTTACCATTAGAAATGTTACCATTACCAAGAACAGGGATACTAAAATCAAAGTTAGGAATAGATTTGATTATTTCAATCTCTTCATCAACAATACCTTCAATATCAATCTTGCCGTCTTTAGCAATAGCGTTTATAAATTTATCAAAACTATCAATGTTATTAATAATTGCGCGTTTAGCCAAAGGCTTAACTAACTTAATAGCCGGATTGGATTCGCCAAGAACATCAATCTGATTAACAATGTAATCTTGCAGCTTTTGTTTTACTACACTTACTTCTACCATTATTTCATAGTTTTAATAAATTCATCATAAGTCAAAGAAGGATTCTTTGCACTAGCTTCTTTAAAAGCATTAAACAATTGCATCTCTCTTTGAGACATTTCTATAATACTAGTTTTTAGATTCTTAACCAATTTCAGCTGACTATCAAGAAGAGCCTTACCTTCGGGACTTCCTTCTATCTTAGCTCTTACTAGATTAAGAACTTCTGTTTGAACCATAGCTTGAAGACTATTGTAGTTATTTACATACTCTTCATTATTAGCCAACATATTTCTCTGTTCAGTTGTAAGCGGTTCTATCTCTGAATCAATCAAATCCCAAACACTAACTTGTGGTTGCTGTTGAGTAGGCAAAACTTGCTGACCATTAACAACTTGCTGTATCTGTTTTTGACGAGCGTCAATAATACGCTTTTGTTCTTCGAGATATTGAATCTGTTCGTTAAGATTACCCGAATTAAACAACGGGTCACTACCACTCTTTCTACCTTATTAGGAAATACTTCTTGGAAATGTTGACACTTCATAAGTGCTTTATCATTATCTCTGTTTTTACGTAGAACTAAATTAAGTTCTTCGATTTTAGCTGATTCTTCTTTTACCTATATCAGCAATAGGAAATACAATGTAATCAATCATAACTTTAAATCTTTAAATATTAAACTTAGTGTATATGTTAATACTAAAAATATACCAATTAGTATATAAACTAATTTAAGTATCTTGTGAGGTGTTACTTTCATCTTCTGTATTAGAAATAAATATAGGATGATTAATATCGATTATCTCATCTTTCTCCATTAAGTTCTTTAGGAAGTTAATTTCTAGTAACGAGATAGTTTTGGAATATAGAATTGTTTTATAGATTATTCCTTTCCAATATTTACCAAGTACTAATCCTAGATTATCTCTATTTTCACCTTTTATAATAGGATTACCATTATAACTTTTAGGAGTTAAATAAATAATCTTAGAATCATCTCGTTCTATCTGATTTAATTTACCGTAACTATAAACATAATTCTTACTATTATAACAATAATCTAAAATAAAACCGTTTCCAATACTACTTTCATAGATTTTATTTCCTTTAAACATTACAGTAGAATTATCATTCTTAGCATCTAAATCAACTCTTTTTATAATAGCAGTAAAATCTGTAAATATAGGAATATTCTTATTATCAGTAAAGTCAGATACTCCGTCATAAACTAGACCGTTCTCGTATTCAGGAAGAATTTCGATAGTAATATCACAATCAAAAACTAGTTCACTTTCTATCATAGGAGTTATTGCAAATCCTATCCAAGAATTAGTAGTTAAATCTAATAATGCGTCTGTTGGAACAAACGATTTAGGTAATTTATGAATACCATTGCCTAAATATACTATTGATTCTTTTGTTGCATTTTCCGTAGCTAAATATTTGTAAATAAGTTTACTATTTTCTTCAAGACCTTTAACAGTAACTCTAAAAGCAGGTATCTCTTTTATATTAGCTAACGCTCCTTCTCTCTTAACATAACTATATAATAAACCATTAGCCGCATGTTTAACATTAGTTATATGAACAATAGTACTATTAATATCATAAATATAATCTACTGCATTAGAAGTTTCCCAAGTCTTATTAGCACCTAACACTACTGGATAACCATTATAACCCGACATACCTTCATAACCAATATTGAAGTTCTCAAGAGGATTAACACTAGTACCAGTCTTTTGTAGTGATACTTGTTCGTCAATATAGCCTCTTTTTGCATCAGTGTTCTTTTTACCATAATTATCCCAATAGTAATTAGGTAACGTAACTTTAGGAGTTATACCAATATAAGTGTTCAACTCTTTAATCTTATCGTCTGTTGAGATTTCATCGAAGAGCATGAAGTCGTAGAGAGACATTTGAGCGAAGAAGTTATCATGGTTTTTATTAGAACCTATGATTGGAGTAATAGTAGCATCTATATTATTATTAGTAGCAACAATATTATGAGTTATACCCTTTAATTGCGTAGCTAAGATATTATTGTTTACCACACCATCAATATAAGTATTACCATTATTCCTTGAAGCATAAGCAACGACTAAGTTATTATTATTATAATTATTTGTAAATATAGCAAAATTATCCTGACCGGGGTTTTGATTATAAAGCATAGTATCTTGCTTTTGCCAATTAACCTTCATCAACACTTGCTTACCACCCTTAGACAAAATAGGAATAGTAATAAAGTCGTTTATCCCATCTAAACAGTATGCTCCTTCGTATTCACCGATTTGTTCAATAACTAATTTAGACCAGTCAACATTGGGAGTTTGAGCAAAAAATCCGTGAATTTCTTTTGTATTAGTTCTTGCAGGTAACTCATTTATTCCATTTATAAGATTTATCAAACTTCCGCCAGTATAACTAAGAACCCCGTCCTTAGGTATTCCAGAAACTCTAACTTTATACGTAGGGGAAGGAGAATTAGTATAGCCTAACCAAAATCCTTTATCATAATCAAAAGATTCATCAAGATATATCTTACTATCAGTTCTTACTATACCTTTAGTTCCGTAGTCTCGAAGAGTAGTAAAATCAACTAAATAACCATTAGCTCCACTATTAAGTTTATAAGCCGAGTTATAAATAACACCATGATTACCATGACCGGATATATCGGGAATATAACCTAGTATCTTATAACTAGAATTAGGAACACGTAATAATCTAGGAGATAAAACACATTTAGGTTCATTGTTATCAAAAATCCAAGTCGCTGTACAAGTAAATATCATTTGTCGTTCAACAACATGTGGAGTACTAGGTAAAGGACTTCCATTAAGTTTAGCATTACTAACAGTATAAATATCTTTAAGAAGATTGCAATCGTTAAATGAACCTATTCTAGTAATACTAGAACCTAGTTTAATTTTGTCTCCCCAAGATATTTCATTATTATTCTCATCTTTGAATCTTAATAAAACAGGATATGGCTGTACAATGTCTTCGTATCTAACATATTCTTGAATAGTAATATTTATCTCTTTTGGAAATACTAAAGGTATTTCTAATCTATAATAATTACCACTTGAATCTTTAGTAGGAGTATAAGATTTTCCATCAATAACAACATTAGTTACTTCATCTGAATCTTTATAAGGAGGAACAATATCCAATACTAGATTACCTGTAATAGAAGTAGAATAAAATTGTCCATTTACTAGTTTCAATGTTGTACCGTCAGTTTTCCTAATATTTGCAGTAACTGAATATTTAGATACATTAGCTTTAATATTAGGATTCCATTGAACATAATCACTATCTTGTTCAATAACTAAATTTATCTTTTGAGGAGACTTCTTAATACCATAGAAGATTACATCATAGATAAAATCTGTATTAGACTTTTCAATAGTGATATTATTAAAGGCAGTAGAAGAAACTTTGGATATTTTATAACCGTCAAGAACAGTAATACTAGTTTTAATATTATTTCCTATTGAAACATAATCTCCTACTTTTATTACATTTGAATCTTTATCTAAATAGACTATATTCTTAACATCTATATTACTCTTAATAACAGGTCTAAATTCAACCATATCTTTATATAGAGTTCCTGCCTTATATTTCTTTAGCTGGCGCTCGATTAAGAACTTATTCATAGAGTAATGAAAAAGCATAAAGGAATACAGCGCTAAAGCGGAATAACCGTTATTGATACCATACCTAGCGATTGTCAATCCTGTGCCTAAACTAGTAGAAGAACCTCTATTAATAACTGTATCTTTATACTGATATGTTGACTGATAACAAATCTCTCTTTCCTTATTGATAGATATAGTAGTAGCAGCTAGATAGGAATAAGTAGATTCATTTGCGTTAACGTCTCTATGTTCTATTAAGAAGGGAGTATTAGCATTTTCACCAGCAGTATCACTTGTAGCTGTAAACTGAGGAGTACTTACTATTGGATATGCTCTATCAATAACCACAGTGTAATCCTTCAATCCCAAATCACCTACAAACTTACCATAATCAACTACTCCGTCAAAGCATAGAGCACCTGCGAAGTCGGGGATTTGCTCAATAACTAACCCTGTCCAATCTAAGCTAGTGTCATTAACTTTAAACCCGTAACCATTACTACTCGCTCCTGAAGGCGGTAATGTATGTATTCCGTCCTTATCTAATCGAAAGTTTTTTAATGAACCATTGTCGTAATACCCATAGTCTACATAACCATTAGAATTAATACCAGATACTTTTATCTTAAAACTAGGCAATTCAGTTACATACCACATTAACCAAGTTCTTTTTAAACTACCATTAACGGTAAAACTATAACTATTATGGCTTATATTAGATTCGGTATCTTTTGACCAAATACCAAAATTAGTAACATATTTACCAATCCCACTTCCCGGATTCCAACCAATATTGAACAACTGCAAGTCTCGGCTATTACCACTATAATCAATCAGCTTATCACCAAACTGTGCATGATTATCATTAGTAAGACCTTGCTTCTTCACATTGTAGTAAATATCAGGTTTAACATACTTGTCCAAGTTGTAGTAGGCTATTACTTGATTAATCTCGTCAGTGGTCAATGCTCTCTTGGCGATGAAAGTCCAGTACCAAGCAACTTGACTTAATTCAACTGTGTTATTATCGCCATTTATATATCCTTGTACACTAAATTTTCCTTGCGATAAATTACCGGTTATATATATAGAATAATCGTTTTTATCTCCTAATATAGTATTTATTATATGACTATTGCCAGCACTAGAATGATTAACATCATATACTACATATCCATATATTCCAGTCTTACCAATATTGGCAACATGATTTCTTACATACTCATGTCCTATGGGTTGTCTAATATAATTAGTTAATGCAGCAGCCGTAGCACCTCTCAAAGTTATTTGATGAATCATACTAACGATAGTAAAGTCTTTAGTAACTCCCATTTCTTGAAGAGTCTTTTGACTAATAATCATGTCGTTTACTCCGTCAGTAACGAAAGCGCCTTCAAATTCAGGTAATATTTCAACACTTACTATATCACTACCATAGTTAGCAAAACCGCAATTAGTACCATCTGAACTACTCTGCACATTATAACAAATAGGTAACTCATAGTTACCATCTTTAGCCATATCTACGGAATGTTGAACACCGTTACTGTCTCTATAATAATAACGAAAATGATAAGTGTTACTTAATCCACTGACTTTTATTTTAAATGAAGGGATGTCTTTAGTTAGATACGAATACGGAACTAATAACTTTCCTTTACTATTAAATATAGCATTAGTATTATCTTTAACTACTACATTCTCGCTATATGTATATTCTTGGAAATCATTACTATATCCACCAAATCCACTATTTAATCTATAAGCACTATTTAGAATCTCTAAATCTCCACCTGCATTAGGAATCTTATTCTTAATAATATTCCTATCAGCATCAGTATTCTTTTTACCGTAATTATCCCAAACTCCAATAAGTCTAGCTTTAAGCTCTGGTGGAAGATACGGTCTATCTCCACCAAGAGCATTATTCTTAAAAGGAATACCGATACCTATACCTATACCTATACTAGTATTAGTACCCATATTGTAATGTATCAGCTTGTGCGTTATTAACCTGTTTAACTAACTCAACATTCCAACCGGAATAAAGAACAGTAGTAATAGGTTCTTTCATACCTGCAAGAACTACTTCAACTGTTATTGGGTCTTCTGTAATGTTCTTTAATAAGAACGGTTCTTTACCACCCATTCCATTAGGAATAGAAAACTCTGCAACAGCTTCAACTTTACCCATTATAGATATTTGTAAACTGTTAGCTGAATTAGCTCTGTTATAAATACGATTATCCATGATAATTACTTTTAAATGATTATTAATTACTCTTTGCAACCTTCCCCCATAAAGAGGTGTGGTAAAGCTATCACAACTCCTTTATGGGGGATGCTACAAGAAACTAAATTTTGTTTAATTACACAATACTATTATTAACTTTTTAATCTGTCATTCCATTAGCCCAATCAGTAGGAATACTTGCAGAATTACTAATATTAGACTTCTTCATTTTATAAAACACATTAGCTCTATTAGAAGCACTTAAAGTATTAAGCCAATTCCAAAATTCCGGAACACTACCAACAGTAGAAGCAGCATTATAGAATAGACCAGTCACATTAGTAAGTCTTTTATGTTTATCAACATTGAATAATGTAGAATTTATTTTTTTAGGACTTTTACCTAACCAATCTCCTACGCTTTGTCCACTAGCAAAAGCATAACTAATATTTCTAAGATTAACATTCTTATTAAATAAGTTTCCGTCTACTTGTTGTCCCATTTCAGATGTTGATTCAAACTGTGCAGCTAAGAACATCGAAGATATGTCTTGTAACTGTATACAGTTTACAAAAGAATCAATAGGTAAGTTAATATGTGCAGAAATAATACAAAAGTAGAACATATTAGATAATGATATTAACTTAGTTAACTTAGAGAACGTATCTGCCGAATAGAACTCTCCGTCTTCTCTATCACTAACATTCCATTTATATGGGTTTAATAATGGCATACAATAGAATGTATAAGACAAATCAGTAGCATTACTAATAGGATAGAATAAATGTGGCGGAATACGTCCTCTTAGTCCATAATCAAGATAATCATATCCAACTATTCCACTAACTCTACCACTACCAAAGAACACTCCATTTACTTGCATATTATTGCCATTAGTGCAATAATAGAATAAGTCAGGAGAACATATATAGTTAAGTACTTTCTTATTAGCATTAGCATCAGAAGGTGGAGCAAAAGAACCAGCGTTATCTTTAAATCTATTAGGTATAACAGGAGAACAATTAATACTTCCTGTACTAATTGCACTATAAAGAGCACTGTCTCTAATTATATCTTCTAATCCACTAAGACCATCAACACAATATTCATTCCAAGCAAGTTCATACTTATCGAAATCTTTATTCAAGATAACTCTATGAATATCTCTATTGTAGTTAGACATAGTATGTTCGTCATCTAACCATTCTCTAGGGTCATAATTTGGATTAAGAATATACTTAACTGGATTATACTTTTCATTAGGGACTATTATATCTCCGTAATTACTAGGAGTAAGATTACCATAATTCATAGTATAACCTTGTGCTTCTGTACTTTGAAATCTTTCTAAACAATAAGACATATTAACTATTGTCTTTCTAGGAAGAGTTCGTTGTTTACTATAAGTAATCTCTACTGGCATTTCAGCACTTTCAATCCAATTACCGTCACTATCTATACCATAGTTCTCTGTAATATTCTGACTAGCTGCATCTACTTCATTCCAACCTTTATAGCTAACATTAGAAGTTTGTTCCATATAGAATAGTCCATAAGGAATAAAACCTTTCTTAACGAAGCTAGTTTCTATTTCAGAGAAGCATCTATGAACATTAACTAGTTTACAATTAGAGAAGCCTTTACCAGTAAGCGAGTACTTACAATTCTTCATATCATAATATAGATGTGATATATTAGTAAGATTATAATTAGTCTTAAATGAATTAAGAGGAAGCTCAATTACACTATTTGCAGGAAGAATTAGTTTAGAGAAAAATCCAGGTATTTCAACAATAGCACTACAATTAGTAAATACATCGTATGGGAATACTTCATCTTCTTCTTTAATAAACTCTTTAGTAAAACCTTGAAAACATCCTAACGTAGACTGATTAATAGCTTGCTGTCCTGTTATATACTTCAATGAGTTCTTCAATCTACTAAACATCGAATTATGAATAGGAAATGTAATAGTAGAATTATCTCCAATAGAGAACGAATTATAGATACCGTATAAAGCAGTAGGAAATCTAAGATTAACCTTATTCTTAACAGTACCACCAAATATATTATATAAAGAACCATTAGATTTAATAAGTTCTTTAAATGAATCTTGTATATATTTTAATTTAGTGTTTTTATAGAATAAGGGACAATACATTACTCCGTCTTCCACATCTTCATCAGTTGTTTGATTAAAGTAAATATTAGACCCATTAAACATATTAGTTATATATTCTAGTTCAGGTAATCGTACAAGTAAATTTCCTGAATTAGCGGCAAATAAATTATTTGCAATAGTTTCATCATTAGGAGAACTATTAATATTATTTACAAATTTAATGTTTGAAATAATATTGTTTAATCTAGTTAACTTGGAATCTACATTTCCTTTAAACTTAGCTAAGAAAGTAGAATCAGTATATTTAGTTCCATCAAAATTAAAAGCATTGTCTATAAATTTTAAACTAACAAGAGGACTAAATAAACCATTATGTTCAGTAGAACCATTTTCATAAGTACTGGTAAATATTTTAAAATTCTGAGTAGGTAATTTCCAAAATATAGAATTCATATTAACAACTTTAGTACAGTGATTGAACATAGTTCTACGAGGACTATCTAACAAATCCCACTTAATATTTGTAACACTAGCAAAACAATCAATAAGAGTCGTAACGTTATCACATTTATATAAGAAATAATAAACGTCATATATACTACAATTAGTACCTCTAAACATAACGTTACCATTAGTAGTGCCAATACTAAAGTTAGTAGATAAATTAGTATTATTTCTCCAATCAACAGAACCTTGTTCAGTATTAGTATCTGGACCAAACCATTCGCCATTATAATCAGGAGTAATACCTTCTACCTTTTCTTTAGGTTCGTGAATATAGAACTTAGAACATTGATTGAATACACTATTACCATTAAGACTAATATGTCCAAATACTCTCTTTAAGTTAGAACAGCCAACAAAGAACGCAGAACCTACATTGAAAGGATGTTCCTTATTATTATTAAACTTAAAGTAATGTACACCTTTGGCGTTTTGAACACTGAATTGTAAGTCGATTAATTGACTAACATCAAATATCTTATTACCATTATAAGTAGGAATTGCAGCATTACCGTATTGTATAGCTTCAACTTGACTATTAGTTATATTCAATGTCCTAAGTTTAGGAAGTTCAGATGCGGCTTGAATATCGTTAGCTGTATTAGTATTAGACATATTAAGTGTCTTAATATTAGGAGCACCTACAATATAAACAATAAGATTTCTGTTTGTACATGACGATATATTAATTGTTTCGACATTATTACAATTAGATACATTGAATGTAGTTAAGTTACTATTATTTATACATACAATAGATTTTAAGTTAGGACATGAAGTAATCTTAATAGTATGTAAGTCTTCTAGATTACTAAGATTCAATTCAGTAATCTTATCACAAGAATCAATAGTAACTGTTTTTAATCTCCTACAACCGGAGAAATCTAATGATTTCAAGAACGGTTGATTAACAAGACTAATACCTTCAACTGTTGAATTAGTAATATTCAAAGAAGAAAGAGAAGCATTAGGTAAAGATATAGAAGTTACAATAGAACTAGATATATTCAAATCTTTCAACTTAGTATACTTTTCTATATTAACTGTAAATGTACCTTGTCCAGCATTACCGCTCCAAAACTTAGTATTACTTAAATCAATATGTCTAACATCAGAGAAATCTTCGTCATTAACGAATACTGTTTCAAATGGAATAGGAGAATCACTAAGAGTATTGACAGACGATAAATCTAGTTTAGAGAAACTAGGAAGTTTCATACTAGACATGAATCTTTGGAATCTTATTCCACCTAATCCTTCTATATCGTTAATTTGAGGAGTATTATTGATAGTAACTTGTGTATTGAAAGAACTAATAGGAGATAATCTAATTTCAGTAGGTTTGCCTTCTTCTAAGAAATATCTAGTATCAGTAGTATTACCAATGTTAACTACAAATATAGCCGGACAATTGGAAGTAACAACCAGCTTAGGATTAGTTGCTTCTGCACCGCCTGCCGAAAACGTTCCTTTATTATTATAAGGTTGAATATTTGCAGCATTACTGTATTTAAACACTCCGTCAAAGAACCAAACGCGTTTCTTTAACCAGTCACGAACATATTCAACACGAGTACCATGTAAGAACTCTATATTAGCATAAGACGCTTCACCACCAGCTTCACCAACGTAAGCTGTAAGATACTTAACATTATAGTCATAATTAAATAGAAGTTCACCACAATTTGCTGTTTGAGCTGCAAAGTAATTATCTACATAATTATTAATATCTTTGCATATATTATCGTTGTTTCTCCATAAATCCCAAAGTCCTTCAAGAGAATTATCATATACACCAGTATTAGCAAATACAGTATCTCTTAATACATCCCACATACGAGAACTATAAGTATCATATCCACCGTCAGCAGCATTCTTAGTAATAACTAATGAATTAACATCATTCTTATCATTGTTACTAAATTTATCCAACCAAGCAGTTTTAGCAACAGATTCAAGAGCAACATTATCAAGTCCATTAGCCGTATCCATATCATAAAATCTAATAAACCATTTCTTACTTCCATTAATATCATAACATACAATAGTCATATTCTTACCAAGAGAATCGACAAGTCCGTATTTTACACATACTAATAAATAAGAAAAAGCATTTCTTATTGAGAACTTAGCATCAAGTTCGGCAGCAAGAGTAGACCAACTAGATTGTGCAGGATATTCACCTCCGGTTTCTTCATATCCTCCTACCGATTCATTCCAAATATACTTCTTAACTGTCGAAGTAGTCATTTGAGCAAAGATACTAAATAGTTCTTGTAGTACTCTCCAAATATTATCATCAGTAACAGGAGCAGTTGGTTCTAACCAGTTACCACCGTTATATTTAAACTCACCTACATGCTTTATAATAGATAAGTCATCTTGCATAAACAAAGCTAACGGTAATGTCTTATCACCGTCTACAATTATATTTGCATTTTCACCGAACTCATAAGAATAAACCTTACGTTGGTCTATGTTTCCAAACATTTCATCTTGAGCATAAGTATGATAAGAAGTAACAAAAGCAGGTAACTTATTATCTACATATTCTCCGGCTGTGTTCTTTATCTTAGTAGTAAAGTCTTTCATAAACCGGAAACCCATATTATAATAAGCTCCACGACCTAAGTTAAAACTATATATACCAAGCATAGTTTGAGTTTCCTCACCATCAAACTGAATAAGAAGAATAATAGGAAAACCTTCAAGTGTCTGTTTAATAGTTACTTTATCTTTAACAGTTCTATCACGAGTATCTACTGGACGGTGAGCTTCTAACTCTTCCATAGGTGGAGTTTTCTCGAATAAGAAATCCGAGTTATCATTAATCCATTTACCAATAGAAGCATTATTAGCATGAGCACTATCCACAACGTCAGCTTTAAGAGTGAACTGTCTTTCGGGAAACCAAGTCTCTTTAGGTTGGAATAACTCATAATCAAGGTTATTTCCGTCATCAGCTTTTAGCATCTTATCAAATCTTATCTCTAAGTTCTTAATAAGATTGTTCATAGTAGATGTACCTTGTTTAGAAATAGCGACATCAGTAGTATATTCAGAACTTGATTTACCAGAAGTTGGACTAAAGTAACTCATAGTACAACCAGTATACCACTTATTATTCTGTCCACCTATTTCCTCAAATACAGCACGAGTAAAACCAGTATTAGCACAATTAATCAACATAATATCTACTGGAAGTACTTTAGTAGTATCAGAAATAAGACTATTAAAGTTAACATTAGCATAAGTCTGATTAATATCATCCCAAAGTGTTGAGTTTGGTTCAGAATCAGAAGTAGAAAAGAAGTTTCTTAACTTCATTCTGTTGTATTCTGTAAAATCTACACTACCGTTAGCTAATAGAGTTGCTCTAGCTTTTGAGTTCATCGCATTGATAACAATCTGTTTATCATTTGCAGGAACACGGAACAACTTAATATCATAGAAGTTAACATCAGCAAAATTCTGAATTTGTCCAGCATTACTAATATCACAGCCTAGATATATCTTTGAACTAGTTCTCCAAGTAAAGTCATTCTTTATTTCACGAGCTGTACTAAGAATACCATTAATAAAGATAGCAACAACCATCTTTCCTGGATTCTTATTAACTATAAAATCAACAGTATTAATAACATCTTGTTGTATCTTACAACTCATAGTCTCTTTAATATTACCGTCAGTATAAGACCAAGTAATATCTTCAAGACCTATTTTAATACCTTCCGAGAATTGCTCATCTGTATTGTAATCCCCTATAAAGAAGACTGTTCTATTTGAGAAAGGATGTCTATCTGACTTGAATGTACACGATATACCAAAGCCTTGTCTTGACCAGTTATTAAGAGTAGTAGTATCATCTTTAAATGGTTGTACGTCAATTACTCCATAAGCCTCTCCTGATATACGTAACATTGATTGTCCGTTCTTTGTTAAGAAACCTGAAAGAACACCATTAGTATTATATACATTTAGTTCAGTTGTAGCACCGCTAGGTTCAATAGCACCAGGAACTGTAAACGAAGGTTCATTACTTATCCAAACTTTAGTAGTAGACACTTGTGGAAAACTTTCTTGACGAATATGCCAACTAGCGTATCTACTATTATTAGGATTTTGGTCAGCAATAAGTGCTTGAGAACTAGATACAACTTCACAAGCTAAAACAGTATCAGTAATAGGGTCACCTTTTTCAGACCAACAACGAAGAGTTATATTCCAATTACCTAATACTTCTCCTTCAGTTGGAATAGCATAACTAAATACTTGTTGTTTACCACGCTGCACATATTTGTTATTATTATAGTTTCCTTCATCAAAGTAACCTATATCTTTAACAATACCATTATATTCTATTCTAACAGCATAATAGATAAGACTTATTCCTGCAAGATACGGAGTGAATGCAAATGATATATTACCGCTTTGAGAGAACTTAGTTCTTTCAACTCCTGAATCTACTTCTGCCTTACTAGTAATACCTTCTACAAGTACTACTAGGTTTACACCGTCTTCTACTACTACACGATTTGTCACCTTATCTGATTGAACAGTTTGTTCATTCATTGAAGTAAATGCTTGTGCCTGTATAGTATAAGAACTACCAGCAATAATACTTCCTAAATCCCATAAGTTAACATTGACTTGTCTAGGAGCAGTAGAAGTAGTTTTACCTAATTCAATAGTTTTACTAGCACCATTAGTTACATTAGTAACTACAAGATTAACATCTGAACCAATAATCTTACTAGTAATACTATAAGTAAAGAAGTAATCAATACCAACAGTTGCAGTATTTCCTGATACAGAACTAGCAAGTTTAATACTTGCTTCTACTATATTTAATAGATATGATTCAGCAGAGAATCCGTCTGTATCATTGGCTGTAATTACAACAGAGTGATTACTATTAGAAGAGAATCTGTCTAACTGCGGAATATTAAGAATTCCAGGAGTATTAATCCATGCTTCTTTACCTTCGATAATTTTATTACCGTCAAGAGTAACAGTAATAAAATATCGCTTATTATTCTTAGAAGAAGTAATAAGATATTCCAGTTTAATATTAGTAGTTACAGTAGAATAAAGATAATTAGTATTACCTTCTTTTACTATATTACTATTAGTAAGTGTTATTTTATCTCCGGTAGCTCCTCCGCCACCGCCACTTCCACCACCACCATGTTCGGCAAGCCAAGCAATATAACCACCATGTTTCTTCAATGCTTCATCGTGGCGAACAAGAACATCATTAAGACTTTCCGTAGTCTTACCTTCTTCTGCAAGGTCAGGGTCAATAAGACGAGGGTCATCGACCACAATTCCAGTAGCTTTACCTGAAGACGATATATCCCAAGTTCCAGTATCAGGATTATATCTTTTAATATCATCTGCCATAATTATTCAATATTATAATTTGGAAATTTAATATTTATAATATCATTACCATTATTAGTTTCACCATTACCACCAACAACACTGTAATTAGGATTAAGACCTTCTATGTTAACATTGTATTTACCTGAATTATTAAATACATTAGATAACTTTTTGACAGTAATCGTTGCTTGATAATAATAAGTAGAATCATCAACCTCACCTTTATTAAGGAAATACTTAATATAAAAAGGATAACGTTGACCTGCATTTACTTTAGCTGTAACATCTGTCTTACTATTAATAGTAATACTAGCTGGAAAGAAATACCTTAACCACGGAATATTAGGACTAGGTAATTCTTTATTACTAGTATGTTTATATCCCGTAGCTTGACACATTAAATATATAGGAGCTGTAATTTCCTCAACCAGTTGAAACGTACACAAATGTTTAAGCATATCGAAATTCGCATTATTCTCCCAAGATTTAGGGAAAGATTGCCCTTGTAAAGCTCCTTCGGCTGTTTCGGTATATAATTCATCTGAATTAAAATCTTTCTTTAGAACGTCCGCAGTGACCTGTATGATAGGCTTCATAGAGCTGTTTTCGTTCTCTAAAATGGGATAGCTGCAACTGTACGTATGTTTGTGTCCGCCAAGACATAAACGGTAATTATGGGTCTGTAAGAACTTTGAGAACCAATATGCATTAGCTTTAGTGGTATTAAAGTTCAAACGACTACCGCTTCGTTCTACGCTAGTATCTTCTTTACCGTCCCAATAGAATGAATTAATAAGATTTTGAGTAATAATAGTAAAAGGCATTTCATGACAATAAGCTATCTTAGCTTTAGCATTAATAGCTTTTGCATCATCTCTTTCACACCATTGTTTTATTAAGTCATACATTACTCCGGTAGTAGAAAGTCCATAAACACTTCGTTCAGTATTAGAACTTATCTCACTATTAACACATAAGAAATGAGTATGACCAACATCGAATGAGTATAATGATTCAACGAATATTTCCTTTCCTTCAACAGTAAATACAGGAGGATTTTCTTCATCCATTTCATAACAATAGAAAAAACGAATGTTAGTAGCATTGATTTTAGAATCATCTCCACCGTCACCAAGAACATAGATATTAGCAGGAGTAAGGTCATTGTTACCAACAGTAACCATTTCTGCAATATCATATAAAGATGCTCTACCAGCTTCGTAATCTAACCATTCATTAATACGATTACCATTCTGTGTCATATCACCAGTATTAATCATAAAGTAGCACATAGATATGTTACTAGTTTCATATCTATTAAAGTCCTTCTTTATTTGGTCAGCGGCTATTCTCCACACATTATATTCATCCCAATTAAAACCTTGTTGGTCGGAAGTCTGAACAAAGTTAAGAGCATCATTTTCCATATTTTCACTCATAACTACAAACCTGCGAACATCGCTCCTATAAGTTTCGTCTCTACCTACGTAATATTCATAATAGACATTCTTGTCTCTTGTATAAGTATCATATTGTTCTCCTAGATGAGTAAGTATTACCTTATGAGTAGTAAACGGAGTACCGTCAGTAGTTATAGCTCTAATACGATTATAGTATTTACGAACACCAGTTTCATTCTTAAACGATTCCACTTTAGTCCATTCAGTATAACTATTATTACTACGGTATGCACGATACCATAAGTATTCATCATAGTAACCTACGGAAATCCAATTAAAACATCTACTAGCATCATCATTAGGCTTATTACTTTCATTAATAGTATAACAAGCCTTGCGTCCTAAAGTCATAGTGACTTTATTAGGTTTGGTACTATCTAATAAAGTCTTATTAAAGAATATATTCTTATTCTCAAAACTAGCTCTAGGAGTATAAGATTCTACTCTAGGAATAACATCAGCTTCTAGGTTAACAAAGTACATATCATTAGCATTATTTCTAGCACTAAGAGCTTTAGTAGCTTGCTTAACATTATCCATAGTATAATACTTAGTAAACAAATACTTACTACTAAGATAACCATAAGCAGTATTTTCAGAAGCATCAACTTTATCAGCATCACCGGCATTAGGTATTTGTAGTCCAACCAAATCAATATAACCTTTAGATACCCTTATGGGGGAAGTCGCGTTATTATAAGGATTTGCAACTGAACTAGGCTCTGTTCCCCAAGTCAAGAAGAACTTAGCTTTCTTATTATCAAACTTAATAGGATTACCGTCACTAGCTATCCATTCCATATCATAGTTCTCAACTTTAATACGAGTAGTATTAATATTCATTACTGAACATTGAGCACCTCTAATTAGGAATGTCGAACCAGCTTTGATATTCCCCCATAAAGGAAGTGTTTCCCAATCTCCCCCTTCTGTACCATACTGTAATGATAATCCCTTTAGAGATATATCTTTACCTGTAAGATTACTAAGTTCAACGAAGTTATGAGAGCACGGATTATAACTATATTCATCACTTGTAATACCACCACAATATAATGAATTGATATATAGCTTTTGTAGATATAATGTAGTTACATATATCCAACCAGTTTCGGGGTCTTCTTGTCCACCAGTAGGTTCAGCTTGAGCTGTATCTAGTTCTTTCTTATATACTATTAATTGCCCATTGTTATTTACCTTAACTCGATATATTTGTCCGTTCGGTGCAACAAATCCAATAGTATCTAATTTGTCTAAAGCATCATAATCTATACTACCTCCACCTCCTGAACCACTACCAGTAAGATTAACAGGTTCTCCATTAATCTTAGTATACAGACGTTTTACATCAGTAGCAATAAGAAGTTCGTAATCTACGAAGTCATTAAAATTATCTTGAATTTCTTTAAGTGTTCCATAATGACCACGAACAGCTTTAGTATTAGGTTCATATTGGTCTGTTTCAGGTTTGAGACTTTCACCAACAGCTGCAACATGAATAGCTAACTGTCCAGTATTTGGGTCAATAGGCTCGTATTCTTTTAGAACCGACTTTGTAAAGGTATTACTAACATGACCAGGATTTATAATTAAGTCTCTCTGATGTACAATAGTATCAAGGTAGTTTTGTATAACTTGAATTGCTTGAATTATTGAAGCTAATTTCTCATCCTCTTCAAGAGCTGTTCCAAGACCAGAAGTATCTACCCAAAGAGCATTAATATTAGCTGGCGGAGTATCTTGAATATAAACTGTTTGTATAGGTTTATCTCCACCACCGGCTTGTTTAATAACCAAATGTTCGTTATCAATACCGCCATTAAACCAATATTCATTAATACTATTATTATGTTTAATACCAATAGTAAGTCCAACACTACGTAATTCAGGAGTAAGAGTTTCAAGAGCTTCTTTAACACTGCTATAAGGTCCGTACTTAGCATCAATATCAGGTAGAGGGTTATAGTTATCATCTACGCTGTTATTAATAATAGGTTGACCTATACTTATTCCTTTTCTCATATTACTTGTTTTTACAGGTTATACGAATAGTATCATCAAATACAGAAGGAGAATATAAGAAGAATACTTTATAATGTATATCGTCAACAATACCACCAGGATTGTTAGTCTTATAAGCACCGTCTGAACCGTCCCAAAGAGTAGTAACAAGAATAGTACCATATTCAGCTTTAACAAGCGTCATAAGTGTATCAGGTATAAGAAGATAATGAATCTTCTTTTCTTGATGAATAGTAAATGTATTATTCTTATCTCCTGTAATAGTTCTAGGAGTATTACCTTCTAGTGCCATAATATCACTAACAGACATATTTTGAAATGTCTGCGGTGCAATATCAGTATGTCCATAATACATAACATTCATTTTAGGAATAGACTTACATTCGACAATAAAGTCATTAGAATAATATGTTTCACCGTCTTCTCCTTCTATACTAGCTCTAAATATATAAACTTGTCCTACTTGAGCATTAAGTGTTAATTCATTAAACTTAGCCGGACTATCAATAGATAATCCTGAAGCTATAATATTTTCTCTTTCGTTAATAACTTGATATATAGTAAGAGTATCTTTAGTTACATATTCTTTATTAGCGATAACAAATGTAGCTTCATTATATTTTATCTGTTGAGCACCAGTAATTGACATAGGAATATTAAGTTCAAATGTCATAAATACAGGTTTCTCATCAGTAGTATATTCAGTACAGTTCAAAGCTAAAGAAACATTAATATAATTAATGAGTAAATCTGCCTGTTTCCAATAACCTAATGTATAGGCGGCACAAGCAGATTGAAACATATTCCAACAATTAATGACTTGACGATTGATACCTTTACAAGTAGAAGTACAATCTTTAATCATGTCTACTCCTAAGTCACTTAACTTAATAAGCAATCTTTTATAAACACAATTATACTTACTAGGAACATCCAAGTAAGTATACATTCCATTTTCGTTCTTTCTCATTGCATTACTATTAATTCGTTATACATTGCAATTAGATTTTGTTGTTGTTTCTCACTAAGTTTAGATTCTACATTTTGCATGTGACTAAGAATAGTCATAGCATTATATCTACATATATCTTCATTAGTAAGAACGAATCCAATGGTAGAGAGATGTACAACTTGTACACCTCTATCAACCAATTTGCTATTTACATTATCGAAGTTTATGTCCATTACTTTAATGTATTATTTGTTATATAAGTTATGTAAGACTGAAACTTCAAGTTTATTTTATTATTAAAACTAGATATTTTATCTTCTTTACTAAGATTGTCATTAAACACTATTTCTATTATAGATTCCTCCACTGACAGCATCCAATCCTTTTTCATATTATCACTAGCTTTTACTCCATTAATCTTATATAAAGCTAAGCTAGAGAATACACTGTAAAACTCTGCATTAACTATATTATGGATATTAGCAAGTATATTATCTTTATTAGTATGGACGTGGTTATTAATAACAGTATTAGTAACGAATATAGTCAATCTCATTGCCGAAGCGAACATAGAATCTTCTATTGCAGTCTTACACTTGTCTTTATCTTTATCTATGATATTCTTTGTAATATCAGTAATAAACGTTGAGACTTGTAGCAATGATTTAGATACTTCATCAAGAGTACTACTAATAGAACTAACAAACTTTTCGCTTTCAGTCTTCTTCTTATTATCCAACCATTTATATAATAGTAGGAAAATAGAAATAGTTATCAAGGAACTCAAGCCTTGATTAAGAGCAGATTCGATAATTTCTTCCATCCCTATTTATGATTAAAGGGATTACTACTAATTTTAACATTAATAGCAACCCCTTTATTAAACTATTACGAGTTATATTTACAATATTTTCTTTAAGCTTCTGCTGCTGCCGGAGCATTAACAGATGCAAATATTGTTTCAAGAATAGCTATTTGAGCAGCTTTTGTCGGAATAGCAAGATGAATAATAGTTTTAACATTTTCGGTACTACCACTACGAAGGTCACGATGAGGATAGAAAGTTAGCGTAAATACTGTCCAACCATTTGCACTAGAGAACTCCGGCAAAGTATATAACTTACGAGCATCATTGCTAGTAGAATTAATACCTTCACCACCAATACAACGAATCTGCAATTCTTTAAGAGCAGCATCATCATTAATTGGTTTTGCAGCTTTTGTAGTAGTAATATTTACTCCAAACAATGAATCTCCTGCAATCAGATTCCATGCTTCATAATCAGTACCAGTTACGGTAATTTTAGCAGCGGTAACACTAGCAGTAAATCCTTCATTCTTACCAAGAGAATTAAGTTGAGTACTTAACTTCTTAGCAATAATAACAGCAGTATCACCTTCACGAGCACGCTCACTAGCCGACCACTTATAACGTTCATTAAGAACAGTATGAGCTTTAGCCATAGTTAACGTATAATCCTTTCCTTCTACGGGGGTAGGAATAGTAATTTCCGCACTAAATTTAATTCCGGCAACATAGACACTCTTAACATAAGAGAAACGTCTAGTATCAATATCAGATACAATATTGGTATACTTGCTCTTATTAGCAAATGCTCCACCACCAACAAACAAGGTAAACATCGGAATGTTCTTAGTAAGAGCTTTCGAGATGATTGCACCTTTGTTGTCGTAAAGAGCAACAGCACCCTCTATAATACCTTCTGCATTAACAGCAGCTAAAGTGGTGGGAGCAGTAGCTAATGCAACACTACCTGCAAATAACAGTCTTTCCATTTTATTCTAATTTAGATAATTCGTTTGAAACTTTCTCATAACTATTGTTATTAGAAATAGCATTATAAGTATTAACTGCTCTCTTAATAACTTCCTTCATAGCAACATCTGATAATTCATTTGTAGTATCAGTTACACTACTAATAGGAGTAGGATATTTAATATAATTAACTAGAAACTTATCTATCTCGAACGTTGCTATAACTTCAATATTTGATTCAGTCTTATAACATATAGGACTTATAACAATAGATTTTGAATGATAATCATTCATTGTTTCACTAACTAAGTCTAAGTCAATCAATCTACAACGATAAGATTTATCCCCCTTAAAGGAGTAAACTGATGTATAGAACATTGGTGTAGTATAATTATTTAATTCTATCTTATAACCTGTACCAAACATTATATCTCCTTGTTCAGCTTCTAGTTTAATACTAGTATGAAGGCTACTAAGTTCTGTTAATCTTATAACATTATCAGAGATACCATCGAGTTCACGATTACCCTTACGAGAGAAAACGTCTTTGACATATTCGATAGCCTCTAAATTAATTAGTCGGTCTAACTCTTCAGGAAGTATAGCTCGGACACTTTTCATACCCATTTGTTGGGCTAAAAGCATGAACTCGTTATGTATCTCTTTTACTTTCATAATAACCAGTTATTATAATTTAAGTTTAGTTTCAAGTGCTTTTTTGTAGTCAGCATTTTCAGGATTACTGAAATAAGCTAATGCTTCTTTCATGTTGGCTCCAATGAATCCGCCTTCGGGAGTTAGAACGGTTTGGTTAACTTCTGAACGAACTAGTTCTCCTCTAGCGATAGCTTCTTCAATAAACGCTTGAAGTTCAACTTGTGAATTGTTAAACAGTTTGTTGAATTTCTCCGGCTCTTTAATTGCGAACTCATCAAGAATCTTTTCTTGAATTGTACGGTCAAGTAACAAGTTAGACAATACATCTTGTTTGTTGCTTGCACAGTAGCATACAAAGATAGCTTTGAACTTAACATCATTATCAATAGCATCAAGATAATTACGTCTTGCTTTGTTAGCCTGAATACGACTACGTTTCAAACGATTAGCTTCACGTTGTTCATCTTTTATGTAGAACTTGATTCGAGAATCAAAACTAATAACAGATACGTCTTTAGCTACAATCGGATATAATAAGCAATGACGATATGCAAGATAATCATCTACTTTAATAGGATGTCCATATTTATAACGAGTAGATTCAAGAGCATTAATCTTATTGACATATCTAGCAATAGCATCTTTCAACTGTTTAGGATTAGACTTTTCGGCATTATCATATTCTTCTATGATAGCTGTTTCATCTATTTTATAATTCAGATAATCTCTTTTCTTTCTCCATTGAAACGAACAGTTGAGTTTCTTTCCGTCAGCGTCAACTGGAATAGATATACTATTAAACCAACGTTGAACTCTAGTAACATACTCTTGTGCGTTAGGAGAACAGCCAATAAGAGAAGGCATATAAGCTGCCATTTCTTCATAGTTGCTAGTCAAGACTCTAGCTGAATTAATACTACCACCAATACTATCATGACGTTCAGCAATGTATCTAGCATTAACTTGACGATAAACAGAATTAATAGTAATATCAGTAGCAAGAGCTATTACAATATATCTTTCTTCAAGAAAGTCTTTGTCTAAACCATCTTCTTCTTTAAGAATTTGTTCATAGGTTTGTTTAGGAGCTTCGGGAGTTTTAGTCTGCGGAATACTTGCAGACTGTGGATTTGGATTAGCTAGACTACTACCGAATGTACCGGTTTTTGGTGTTTGTCCTTCCATTATAATTTAGTTTAATTGTTTAACTTTAGAGTACACACTCCAACATGAACATCTTCTCTTGTCTGTCAACTTGCAGACCACGAGACATCTTAACTTCATATTGAGATTTATCAATATCCGTAGATATAGAATTGCTAGGAACAGAACCCCAAGACGGTGGAATAGGAGTAAGACCTTTCAATACACCAACAAGATAAGACTGACCTTTCATACGTACCATACGAACATTACGATTTCCGTTATATACAGAATTGTCAATGAACATCAGTTTGTGAGATGTCATAGGCAAGCCAGTACGAGGATGAATAAGACCATTAGCTTTTGCTGTTTCAGCAATAGGTGATTTATCCAAGAATGGAAGATGAACACAAGTAACTGTATGTCCGTCAATAGTCTTATATTTACGGAAGTATTTACCATAAGTAAGACCACCACCTTCTTCACCAATCATCTTTTCTCCAAGTGGAGTAATGAATCCTTCTGACTTAACATCTTCACGAATAGCCATGTCGAAATCTTCGATACCACCTTTACCTGCATACAGAGTAATTTCCATAGAACCAGTATCGGTATCTTTATCAACTACATCACCAATAGTTCTTTTTAACTTGCTAAGAGGCAAGTATTCACCATAAGTATCGTAGTTAGATTCTTCTAGGATTTCAAACATTCCGGCAGTTTCAGGAATAGGTTGGTCATTATCCCAATCCTTCATATCAATAGTACCATTAACAGTACGATTGTAACGAGATGTCCATAAGTCAATCTCATTAGAGATACGCATCTGAACATCGAACTGACGCATTTCTTCATTAATCCAACGAGTATCAGTACCACCGCCTTTTGTCTTGAAAGCATAACTAACAATAACATTACTAATGTTACCTGCAATTTCCTTGCTATAACGTTTGAATCCTAACTGAGATTTCATAACACCAGGACCCATAACATTAGTCTTGTTACCCTTAGAATAAGATTCAGGAATAGACGGAGCTAACATACACCAGTATTTACCTTTCTCAAAGTTAGCTGGGTCGACATAAGCACTCTTATCTGGATTCTTTAGCTGCAAAGAATACAGATGTCCACCATGATTGCCTGCACCGTGGTCACGCATTACACGAACAGTTGTCTTACCATCAGGAGCAAGCAAACCATACTGTTCAATAATAAGACCAGTAGCAAACTCGACTTTAATAGGTTTACCACCAATACCAGGAGCAGTATCATTAGTGTCAGCCCAAACAATGTAATCATTAAATCTCTGACGACCCATTGTCTTCCAAGTCCACTCAACAGTAGTAATGTCACGAACACCAGCAGCACCTTGTCCTTCAGTAAGGAAAGTTAGCGGGAATCGGTCATCTTCCATACCATAAGTGTAAGTCAGGAAGTTGTTGATTTCCTCCGGTTTTTGAATCATTAAGGCAGCAAGAGATTGTTCATTAGAATAACCTCTGTCATCATATCTACCTCTTTCGACTTCTCTTAATCTATACATATTAGTTTTAATTTAGTTAGTTCAAGACTAGTTGGTCATTATCAACTGTCTTAGAATTATTACCTTTACTATTGATAATAACAGTCCTTTTACCAGTAGTTTGCGCTGCGGCAGTTCTAATAGATAGAACTTTTTGTTTATTAACAGCCATACCAACAAGACTAGCATAATCGCCACCAGTAAACCTTAGAAATGCTTTAAGTAAATCATCCTGCATACGAGCATCAGAATCAACTTTAGCTTCGTCTAACATATAGGCTGTATTACCTTCACTATCAACAGGAGTAGACACATACTTCAAGAAGTCTTTGCGACTAAGCATTACTTTCTTTCCGTCTTTGTTACATTGGATTTGTTCAGGAATACTATAACCTAATAGTTCGCCTTTGCTAATAGTCTTTTCTACATTATCCCAATATGCTTTTTCTTCAGCAGCAGCAGCAGCTTCTTTAGCTTCTACTTGTGCTTTCTGTTCAGCAAGTCGAGATTCATATATGCTATCAACAGCTTCTTTAGATTCAACGGCAGTATCATAAAGAATACCAGCGTTCTTACAATAGTCAATAAATTTGTTTACGTCTCCTTTCTTACCACTAAGTTTCCATTCTTCACGAATAAAAGCAGCTTGTTGTTCTTCGTTATCTTTACTAACAGTAATCTGACTTCTATCAGGTATTTCTACGAAGTCATCAAGAGTACCATTAAGTTTAAGATGATTAATAACTTGTTCTACTTGAGGATAAGTTTCAAATAAGTTATTAATAGCAGCAGTTTGAGCTTCTTTAACTCTACTCTGAACTACTGTTTCAACATAAGCAGCAATGCCTTCTTCATTATCATCAAATACGATAGGATTACCGTTTTCATCTTTAAAGTCAGAACCGAAACGAGTTTGTAATTGGTTAAGAACACTTGGTTCAGAACCATTTTGAGCGATAAGTTCAGCAAGTTCAGTAGCAGTACGGAATACAGTTCCGTCAGCAGCAATAGCATTACCTTCAGCATCAATAGTATAATCTACACCGTCTACATTAATAGTATCACCTTCTGATAACTTAACTTCCCCCATAGAGGAGTCTTGTTGCTGATTATCCACTTGACCTTGCTGACCTTGATTTCCAGTATTACCATTACCATTATTAGCATTAGTATCAGGATTAGTATCAGGATTACCACTACCATTACCTTGTTTACCTTGTTGACCTTGTTGTCCAGCACCTTGTTGTCCCTGTCCGGTAGTATTACCGTTATTACCAGAGCCAGCACCTTGACCTGCACTACCAACAGTAGATATATCATCTATTTTAGTAGTACTTAAATCGAGAGAATCATTATTATTAAAAGTTGGCATAATAAATATGTTTTAATTATTACTTTCAAGTCAAATGTAGTCTAATAATATAAGAAATACAACTCTTGCTAGTTTGAATACCTTACTATTAGGTTTAGAAAAGCTCGTATTTGAATTTAAGTAATATAAGAGTTGAATAGTATCAGCTAAAACGAACGTTCAACATAGGGCAAAAGAATAAGCCATTTTAAGGCTTGCTACGGCATTTTAATGCTTTATAATACAGTTCATCTCTTTAAGGGGGAAAATTCAATAGAAGTCAAAAAAATGCGGTCTACGTCAATCTTATGGGTACGAAAAACCCTACGGAGGCATCCGTAGGGCACGTCTGAATCATAGAGAAAGGTATATAGCTAATTATAACTTAGTGTTCACTTCTTACTAGAACTACTACTAGACTTTGGTTTATCATATTTGTTCTTATTCTCTTTAGCTATCTTTAATTGATTATCTCTATCTAATGCAGCATTAATCATATCCAAGTCTTTAGCTCGTTTCTTCTCATTTAGTTCAGCTTGTTTTAAAGATAGTTCGGCAGAGTTATCTTGTGGTACAGTTTGTGCAGGTTGATTAGCTAGAGCAGCCATTGCAGCTTCTGTATCCATTCCTTTAGCAAGAAGGTCATAATAACCTTTGATTTCGGCAAGTCTAGCATCTTGTTCGCCTTTTGCAGCTATCTGTTCAAGAGCAGCTTTATTCTTAGCATCTTCTAACTGTTGGTCTAGTTGACGAAGAGATTCTTCGTTTTTCTGACGAATCTCTTGATAACGATTAATAGCTAGTTTAAGACTAGATATATTCCCTGAAGTAATAGCTGCAACAGCTGACATTAAATCTCCATTCTGACTAGCATTAAAAGCCCACTCTTTGAGTTGCTCGAACTTCTCTGTTTCTCTATCAGAGTTCTTAGCTTTAACTACATACTGTCCAAGAGTATGATTCTCTACATTAAGAGAAATATATTGCTTTCTATCTGACTTGTCATAATAGGAAGTATCTAACCCGTCAATCCAAGCTAGCTTAGAATTATTTAAGTCTGCGATATATTCATCTTCACGGAACTTATCAAACATATAATTGATAATAACAGTTCCCATTGAACCACGAATAATTGCTTCTTCCGTAGTACCTTTACCAGCACTAGTAGCTATTTGTCCATAACGTTGTGGTGTCATATCTACCATTTCACGTGCACTGGCTTTAATAGATTCAATAAGATTAGATATTTCAGTAATATAACCAGAGATATTAGCATCGAGCATTTTAATAGATTGCGCTTTAGTGCTATTAATATCTTCTGCATCATCGTATGGAAATATACCTTCAGCAGCTATATTATATATAGCTTCTTCCGCATCTTCTCCAAATAAAGACTTAGCTGCAACAAGAATAAACATCTTATTTTTAGCTATCATCATTTCTCTATGATAAGAGAATATATTGATTAGTATTTGGAAAGGAGTAAGTATCTCTACAATGGAGAACTTTCCCATTTGAGGAAGAACTTCTTGAAGTCCACAATATTGTAATCTAGCATCATCGTCTATTTGGAAAGGAATAGGTTTAGCACCACCTGGATATATACCGAAACGTTGTCCTCCAATACGATAACCTTCATATATCTGCGGTTTATATACAACAGATATTTCAATATGACCTAGTTCAGGATTAAATTCAAAGTCATCAGGAACAATCATTTCATCAACTAAACCTACTTCGTTAATATACTTTAGTATCTTAACTTGCACATATCCTCTCCAATTAACATGCCATACTTCTAACAATTCTCCGTTCTTTAATCTTAAATCATAACCTTCTGACGGAAATATCTCACCAGTATCTTCTTTATAGTTCTTACACTTTTCAGGAAAATAATAAGTATAAGAATTAAGACTAAGAGTACAAGTAGCTCCAACAGTACTAGGATTATAATACTTAGTTATAAATTCTAGTTGTTCCTCTGTTAATTCATCAGAGAATTGGTCTATTACCTGATTGTAACTCATTAACATTCTACGAGCTACAATATCATATTTAGATACCATTTGTTCTCCATTAGGAACAGGATACATATCAGTAGTAGGAACATATTCTTTAATTAGTTTCTTACCACGAACAGTATGGAAACTATAAACTTCCCCCGTAGTGATATAGTTAAAATACTCAACCGGAATTATTGTCTCATTGTTAAGAACGTCATCAATAACTTCTAATAGTTGTTGTGCTTGTGCACTTATCTCATCTATATAATTATCAATAAAGTTCTTTTCAAACTCTTCTGCATCACCTGCAAGTTGTGCTGGGTCAACATCTTGTGTTGGTTGTCCTTGAGCTTCTAGTTGAGCATTTTCAGCTTGTTGCTGTTGTACTCTCTTTTGAACTTCTTGTTGAAACGCTATCATAGCTCTCTTAACTATATCTTCTCGAATAGCTGCATCACGAGCCATAATAATTTCAGGATTATTAGCACCAACAATAAATTCATGCTGAGACTTAACATATTCTGATAAATAACGACGAACTACATCATTAATAATATCAAGATTTCTTAGAGTAGCAGGAAACCTCTTAAAGTTCTCCTTAGTAGCATTATAAGGATTAAGTGTCTTACGATAAAACTCGTCAGGCATTTCTCCATGAAGTATTTCAAGAAGTTGTTCAGTCTTAGTTCTATCGTTACAAGCTAGTCCAGCAGCAATACAATAATCTATTGTTCTGCCTGCCCAATACTCATCCTTTTCAGAATTAGGGATACGCTGTTTAGGCATATCCCCAAGTCTAACATTTAGCTTTGCATCAATCATAATAATTCGCTTAGTTTAATAAGTATATTAATATACCAATCAATAGCACCCGTAGCTATTACTATAATAAGCATTAACACGAATCCTATCATTCCGCCAAGCAATGTAGCTAAAATATCTAAGAAATCAAACTTTCCTCCCGACATTTTATCTTTAAACTCCATACCAGCGGCAAGACCTGCCACAAACATTATTCCTAACAATCCACATGGAATTGCATAGAGGAAATGTTTTAACCTGTTACTTTCTGTTAACCAACTCATAATTAATAACGTTTACGATTCCAAAAATTTTCTTTTTCTGTTTGAACTCTTTGTCTATGTTCAAGTTGCTTTTTAGCAAACTTATCATTAGCAGCCCATTCAATACCTCTAACAATCATTTCTGATACACGGTCAAAGTTACCAGTATTAGACCATTTCTTTAACTCTAGTACCGACTGATAATCATATATAGTATGAAGAACAAGCATGTCACGTCCGTCTTCAAACTTCCCTATGGGGGAATACAACATTTCCTTCAACATACGCAGACCGTCAAGTTTCACTGTCTCACTACTAATATCATAACCAATAGTATTAACCTTCTTACTATTAATATTAGTGTCCCAAAGATGAACAGGATGATAACCTAGATACTTAACAGCTTTCCACTTCTTAAAATTACTTACTGTTTCACCACGATTGATTTCAACATTAGTTGTACCAAGACAATTATAAGTAACTGCAAAGTAATAACATATTCTGTCTGCCTTTTCTAGTTCATCAGGACGACCATAATACACAGCACATAGTCTAGGACGATAACCATTATATATACAGGGATTCATCCATACTTTAATACTATTATGAGAATGTTTGTTAGTAAGCTCTTTCTTATCTTTATCAATACCAACAGGGTCATAACTAATACTATATATCCCTGGAGGAGTACCTTTAGTTAACTGACCAGTTTTCTTATCTATATATTCAACTTTAATAGGATTAAACCATTTACGAATACAACCTTCGGGGTCTTCATTAGAATGACGAGGAACATTCTTAATATAATCAAAGAAGTCTTTTCTATATACACCGCCAGTTGCAGCAATACGTTCATTAGGAATAAACTCAAAGTTATCAGAATCATATTCTACAAACTTACCGTCTATATAGAAGTTATACTTATTAGACATCTTTAGCTCTTGTTCCCATTCATCTAGTATCTCACTACTAAATATATTCTCACTTACAGAACTAAATGATTCACTAGGCATATTAGCATATTGTCCACAATAACTAATAAACTTAGCAAATGATTTACTTTTAGCTTTTTCAATAGCACGTTCTTCTTCGGCTATCTGAAAACCTAAAGCTATATCAGAATTACCGTCATCATCAAGAGATGTAAGAGTAGCAATCTGATTATCATCACCAATCTTATAACCTTCAAGTCCCCAACAATAAGGTTTAAAATAACCACATACTTCCGGTCTACTATCTTTATCCCATACATTTTCAAATGCCATAAAGTTTCTACCTCTAGGGTCATAGAAGTTCTGTTCAAATGTAACCCAACCAGCATTAGCTTTACCAGCAGTACCCCAAGCATTAAGAAAACCAGTAGTAACAGAACCTGTCTTTAGTGTAGGTTCAGTAACATCCATAAAATCATCAAAGTTTTCAAACTCTGACATTTCCTCACACTTAATTTCTCCAGCATCTTTACCGACAGCGGCAGAAGGATTATTCTTAGTAGACACAGATATACAAGCACTATTCCAACTATTATCATCAATAATGGCTGTACTAGGGTCTTTATAACCTAAGATAAAATCACTAGCATCAATCTTAGCTATACCTCTTACAAATGGTGTGTTAGATTCATAGAAGATAATCTGTTTCTTCATAAAGTCTGATAAACCACCTGACTGAACTAAGAACTTGTTATCACTGGCTGCATGAATAACAGCACGATTAGGAGTAAGATTAATAAAGTTTGCAGAACCAATAGCTTCCATATAACTAAATCCACCACGACGAGTTTTATCATTTATAAGGAATAAACCATTATCTCGACAGAACTGTTTAATCAAGAAGTACCACCATTGACAATCTATGAATCGTGGAAATCCTCTTATCTTACGTCCAGTAACTTTACCTTCTTCAACACGAAGTGTTTTAGTATCTAGTTTAAGAATACGCCCATAATTAATAAAGTTATAATGTTCACCAGTAATATAAACCTCTTCTATCTCACCAGTTCTAGTATCCATAAGACATGGAGCTTTAAAACCTACAAGTCTACGAAGAGTTTCTTGTTTACGAAAGTTAGTATAAGGCATACTATCTACTGCAAACTTAGTATAAACCCCATCTTTCTCATAAGCAATAGCAGCAGGACGAAGAAGCTCTGTATTAACAAATCTCTTATTTGGGTCAATGTTCATTAAAAATCCTCCACTTTCTCCTATTAAGAAATGGTCAAATGGGTCTTTATATCCAAAGTCACTAGCATGTTTATACTTCTTTCCTTTATCTTCTTCCATGTAATACATGAAAAATGGATATTCAGACAATTGCATAATCTATATAATTATTTTAATAATACGACAACAAGAATAGCTAGCACACTTGTACTAGCTATAAATCCATTACGTTGTTTTTTATATCTCTTAGACTTTTTATACTCCTTATTAAGATTAGTAATAGCTTCATTACCTATTAACGTTATCCTTCTTATTTCTTCACGTTGCTTAGATATAACAGAATCCTGCAAGTAGTTATCTTGAACTTTTAATTCATATAACTTCTTGTAGGATTCGTATTGGTTTTTGTACTCTTCTGAAAGTATTAACTTAGCATTGGCTATTCTTAATACTTCTTTATCTAAGCTCCGCTTCGCTCCGCTATCCCCCATAAAGGAGTGTGATTGCTGTAAACTATCTACCTTCGTCTCTAGTCTCTTGATTCTTAACTCTGACTGGTTTTGACACAAGATATATGAAGCGTTCGAGAATAGCAATACTATCAGTATCACTAATTGCTTTATCAAATTCTTTCTCATACTGATTAGTATTATTAAGAGCATTGAGAATAGAATCTATTACTAGTTGTAAACTATCTCTCTTTGTTTCTATATCCTGATATATAGTATCAGGAACGATAAGTGGGACTTCTACATATTCCTTATTTGAAACAAAATGGGTGAATACTCTAATTCCAATAAATAATATAACTACTACTAATAGTCCTATTCCAATGCTCTTTAGTTTCATATTATCAAATCTTTTTCTTCTAATAGTGTATAAGTAAATATACTTCCCCAAATAGGAATGGATAATTCAACTATATTCATAAGTTCTCTAAAATCAGTGCCTCTTGCTAGAACTTGACAACCTGCCGACCAACCGTCAACAACAACACTAGCTTCACCTGCCTTATGAATATTAATACCAAACATACCTTCCTCGATAGAAGATTCATCACAGTCCATATAAAAATCCTTGTTAGCATCACGGAATACTTTAACAGGTTTATGTTGAACTAGAGCAACATACTGTCCTTTATGATAACCTTTCTTAAAACAACCACGATATTGACCAGGAACTAGAATTGCACAACCTTTAAAATTAACAGGTTTTTCAAGACTTTTAAATCCTGGGTCAGTAGTACAAGGATAAATAGGAGTATATCTTCTACTATTACCTGTCCAATAATCAATTATAAAAGCATCGTTAAACTCATTATTATCACGTTCTTTAGCACGAACTCCAATAAGATTAAGATTATACTTTCCAGTAGAGAAATAAACATATCCTTTACTTTCCAATGTCTTTCGCCAATCAACTGTTCGACATTTATCTATTAACTTAATATTATATTTATTCATAACTTTAATTATTACACAAATAAATTCATTTGTTGTTTCTGACTTCCATTAACAGTTTGATAACGAATATTAAGCATAGTATCTATTTCAGGTTCTAGCCTAGATATTTTATACCACTTAGCTGTTTCTGTTTTACTTTCATCAATATGAAAACCGTCTTTAAATCTTTGAGGTCTACCATATTGGTTAAGTATAAATGGAACTTCAATATGACAAAGAGCTAAACCTTTACATGGTAAACCAGTAATAAGATGAACCATTTTAGCATATAAGTTTAATTGTAAACTATATGTAGTTCCATTACAATTAGGAAGACCGCCAAAAGGTGGAAGAAGAACATCTTCAGGTTTATGTACCCATTCATCTGTTTCTTGAACAGGTCTAACACTCTTATCTTTCTTATAATAACCTGCCTGAAATCTAAGACCAGTACGATTAGTTTTCCAATCTAGTATAACGAATCCGTCCTCTCTTATAGGCAATATATCAATAGTACCACTAACTAAATACTTCGGAAGAAAAGCTCCTATCTCTGAATAAATCTTATAATCTCTTTCAGTATAGAACTTAAATACTTTATATATTTCTGGGTATTTGTTTTCGGTATGGTCAATAAAAGCATCAACATCAAGAAGTTTAGTATGACTATCAACAACATCTAAATCAGCAACAGTAACCATTTGTTTACTCTCTTGCTTATTAAGATATTTAATAGCATTAAAGAACTTACTATTTTGACGAATACCTTCTTCAAAGCTATTATGATAAACATTACCCATATCACAAGCCTTGTCTCTTATCTTATCCCATTGATTCTTTATATCTTTAATAGAAGTATTTTCTTCTTTAGCTTTATATTTAGCCCAATAATTAGAATCAAACTTAGGAACATAAGAATGAATAATTGTAGTAGCACTAATATAAGAATTACCACAATTATCAGTATACTTATGAGTAGGTTCATCAAAGTATAACTTTGTTTGTTTATATTCAGATTTTACAGGTATCATTTTGTACTCTCGTATTTCCCCCGTAAAGGAGCGTTAACAATTGTATCACTTACTAATCCTAGCTCTCTCTTTTGAGCTTCTACTTGAGTTTCCAAATCACTAGCATCTTTTGCGGACATAGACATAGTAACAACTTTACCACCTCTAGCTTTCTTTTGCTCTATTTCAAGAGCAGCAGCTTGTTTAGCTTCACCTAAAGCTTTAATTTGATTAGGAATGATATTAATAATACCATTTAGTTTTGTCACTAAATCAATAACTGGTAAAGCATCTTCGGCTTGTAAACCAGAGTTTAACTTATTAGTAAGTTGCTCACTAATAATATTTGCTGCACGAGAACTATTATGAACAGCTCTAAGAATACTTTCAAGAGCTTCTCCTGCAACACCCATTTTATCTTCATGATATCTATCAATAAGACGAAGAATAAGAGCATCAGGATTCCAATCAGCAGGAAGACCATAATTAGTCTTTGCAGAAGCTAATGCTTCAGAACGACTATATCCCATTTGATTAGGTGGAGATTTAGGGTCGGCTACATAAAAGATAACTCCGGCTTCTTTAATATACCGAAGTTTATCCTCGCTATTATCACGAAGATATAACTCTCTTACATCTTTATCCTGTATCTGATAAACGTTAGGAGCATAGGGATAACCTTGCTCATTAACACTAATCATACCACTTAAATCCAATGGAGAAATCTTCGCAATCATAACCTTCTCTATTTAACAGATTAATATAGTAATCAGAATCATTAACTGGTTTCATCTTACTAAAGAAATACATATATAGTTTATAACCACGTTCATCTCTACCAAACTGTCTAAGTTTTCGTCTAGCTAGAACTTTATTAAGTCTAATTGTACGAGATATTATAGTAGTTCGACTTTTAAATCTACGACGTTGAACAACCCTAGACAATATAAGGCCTCTACTAAACTCTTTGTATTCTTCGGGAGTAAGCTCTTTCCTTTTCTCTTTCATTAAAGCATGATGCTCCATTGCATCGAGTTTGCCTTCATTCGGAAAGAACGAACCGATACGAGGAATTGTAACTCTCCCCATAGTCTTAATTCTATTGACTACTTGGCTTTCAATATCATCAACAATATCATTAATGATAAGAGCATCTTCGGGAGTGACACCTAATAGAGCAATAATATCAGCTCTATTAAGCATCAATTCTCTCTTCTCTTTTAAATCAATAGACGGCATCTATTATACTTGTAATAAGTTTGTAGCAACAATAAACTTTTGAGGTTTACCATTAGGAATAAGACCTTCAATAGTATTCTGTCCTTGAATATCAGAAAGACGAACAATCTTATAACCAACACAAACTACTGTTTCAGCAATAGTAGTAATCAATTTACCATTGTCACCTTTCTTTTCAACAGTCGAAGGACTTACCTCATTACCAAGTAAACTAATAACAGAACCAGTACTAACCTTACGGAATATCTCACCACGAGCAATACTTATATTTAAGTCTTGGTCACTACGAATAAATTCAGAAAGATTATAAGGAGTAAGTTCATTGCTACGAGGATTACAATCTATACCCATAAATACGTCAGAAGGAGCGACATATAAGAAACGATTAAGCAAAGCTCTATCGCCTTCTTTAACATCATCACTATAATTAGCTTTAACTAATATGAACTTAGTATTACCAGTACCTTTTAAGTCAGGATTAATAATTTCACGAAGTTTAGCAGTCTGAATAATAGCAACAATACCAAAATGCTTGAAAGGAGTAATATTCTTAACTCTTTCAGAAACATATTGGAAATCAATTTCTGCCATGTGTTGAGGAACTAGGAAAGTCTCTCCTTTAGTTTTGTTCTCTAAGTGTAGCATAATTACTTTAATTAGATTATTAATACTATTAATTAAGTTGACTAACATTACTGACTGTAATATAACCGTCAGTCATTAATAGCACAAGTATACGAATAATATCTATATCATCAATATCTAACTAGTTAAAAAACCTTTAGAATTGTATTCTCTGTATAATTTCACTTTCATTCACACTGGTTCACATTCGTATACAACCTAGCAATCCTAATACTAAGTTAAAATATTGAATAATTCTTACCATTCTATTTTTATAACTCTAGTAATGAATCTTCGAACTCTTCGAAGAAGAGGAGAAAGGGCTTACACAATAAGACACAATAGACAATGTAATACAACTAATACCATATAATATAAATAAGACTGATTAAGAACTTAAATACAATAATAAGACTTATAGGAATCATAGATATTAATAAATAGGATAGTTCTTCTATAAGAAGAATTAGACTACTAACAACAATAGAAAGTAAGAGACTTAGAAGACTTAAATGAAGAATCAATATTAGAAATACTATTAATGAACTTAGGAACAATACTAAGAGATTTAGAGATAGTAAACTTAAAAGTATTAGTGTTATATAGTCTATTGGTAGCGAGCTTAGGACTTCTATTGTAGGTACTCCCAGGAGAAATATATTTTTTATGAATATATTTTTATCGAGGTGAACCTCCTACCCTGATAGCCCCCTGCTCTCAAACCAATTCCAATACCCCCGTCAAGACCAAATGACTTTAAACATATTGCTATAATGTTTAATTTAATACTAATGTTTATGATATTCTTGATATTGTTATTGGTTGCAGTTGTTATGACTACTGCGACTTATCGTTCTGTTGTTAATAAACAGAGACGTGATTGGAGAGAACATGGTCGTGCAGGCGAGACTTATGAACAATTTTGTTCACGTTATTATACTAGATACGTATGAGTACTCGTGATAAGATTAAAGTGGTACACTTGGCATTAAGTATGCTAGGTGTGCCAGTATTCATACATCTAAGTTACATTAAGTTGTATGACAATCATGTGAATAGTTTCTTAATACTATTGGTCGTACTAGTATTGATACTAGACATAAATAATATAGTAAAAGAACTATTGGAATAGTCAAACCAAATGACTATAAACATATTGCAGTTACTATCAAACCAAATGACTATAAACATATTGCTATTGTGTGTGTGGTTAGGATGCACATTGGTTGAACAGTTGCTAACCGATTTATAACATTTAATTTATTTGTATTATGGGAACAAGAGTTAATGATGCAGCTAGAAAAGCTGCCGAAGAAGCTGCTAAGAAAGCTGCCGAAGAAGCTAAAGCTAACGCTAGTAATGATGCTAGTAATGATGCTAGTAATGATGCTAGTAATGATGATGCACGTATCGTTGATTTGTCCGAGTATCACGGAAAGGAAGCAGACGATATTACTCGTCTGTTGCTTGACCGTCCTGATTTCGAGAATCACGATAGCTTGATGATTACTAATATCATTGATAATAGTAGTCGTTATGCTGGTGCATTAACCATTGTGGTTAATCGTAATCTTCCACAGTTTGTGAAAGATGCTGCAAGTGGTGATTATGTCGAGTCTGTAACTCGTAATATCTTTACCACTCGTATTCAACTTAATGCGATTCTCAAAGGACAGGGTGAGCCAATGCTCGCAAATGCCGTGATGACTGCACCTTTGCCAGTGTTGTTAGTGTTGTTCAAGAAGGCACGCATTAGTGTGCTAGGTCACGTGCTCGGAGCAGGTGAGATATTTGTTAATCCTTATGCCTCTAAAATGGCACGTGAAGAACGTGTCAATGAGCATGACCGTTACGAGTATTTCCCGTATGAGTTGTCAATGCGCACGTTATCTTTGCAAGATGAAGTGTTCGTATCAGAGACTATTGCCAAGTATCAGCCTGATGCAGAGAGTGCTGCTTAACCAGTTACGTAGGAGAGAGAAATCTCTCCTACTAAACTAAGAATACACCATTCGGCACGTGTTCGACAATACTACCGACTTATGCTCGCTGTCCGGCAAAGCCTTCGGGCACAGCCGTCAGGCAAAGCCACTAAGGATTGGAAACGACACTAGTCACCTGATAAGCGAAATGCTACAACTGATAAGCGAAGCTAACCAACTGATAAGCTAAAATCGCCTTTCGACGACGTTTTTCTTAGACGGATTCTAAATAACAAATTGGGCTTATATATATATATATATATATATATATAAAATACTGGCAACACTTGCGCGCGTACATTATTATATACGTGCGTACGCGCGCGCGTATAATATGTACCCGCGCGCCCGCCCACGCGAATATTGGTAATAGGATTATATTAGGCGAAATTGTCTATCAGACAATCTCGCATAAATTCCTCCCTCGATGACTATTGTCGTAGACAATAGGAAGAAGCTCACACAATCACACCAATAGTATCAACAATAGTATTATCAACATCAATAGCATGAATAGTATGAATAGTATTATTAACATCAATAGGAAGAAGACTATTACTAATATCAATAGCATCAATAGTAGTATGAATAGTAAGATATAGAGATGATAGAGAAACTACATTTTCCTTAACTCAATACAACTACTTATACTTACTAAACTAAACCTCTTAATGTTTACTTTTGAACCTATTCAAAATCTATATAGAGCATAAATCAAATTTATTTGATTGTACTATTATCGCTATATTTCCGATACTATATTGCTATTGTTACTATTACATGTTATTATATTATACTATTGTACTATCACATGTTATTACTATTACTATTAGGTTTTAATCTAATCTTACTATTGCCAATCTCACTATATACTATTAGTATTATATCTTGGTTGTATTGTATGAGGTCTAGTTCCTATTCTTACAGAATAGTTCACTAGTATATTAATACTATATATAACATCTGATAACGAGAATACCAATAGATTGAATATAAGGCTATATAATAGACTGGATAGTATTATTACCAATAGATTGAATAATAGAATAAGTATAGTAATATGTGTAAATATGTATAAATATGTATTACTATTAATATCTAGATTACTATTTGGTTTGTTACTTAGCTGGTCTAGTCTCGCTCGCAAAGCTCGCTTTTCTCCCCCATAAAGGAGCGTGATTGCTGTTACATCTTCACCTTTTATTTACCATTTAACTTATATCATTATGAATACCGATATTTATTTCTTTATAATAACTGTATTATTATTTGTTATTACTACTTTCTTATTGAATAACTATCTTATTGATAAGAAGTCTAATATTTTGTCTATGACAATATCTATTATAGCTGTTATGGCTATACTTATCATCTGTGTTGCAATATTTAATCTTTCTAGTATATGACTACTTATCAATTCCACATATTTCTATCTTTAATTGGAATAGTTATATGTCTGTTGTATTTGATGTTTAATTACCTTTCTTATAAGAAGGTTTTTATCGTCCGTTCTTTAGTTCAAACTATAATAACTTATATAATAGTTATTAGCTTTATTCGTTTACTATATCGTACTATATTATTATGATATAGATTCATTACTTTAAAATTAAATTCTTAATAATTAATACTTGTATTTATGAAAGCTGTTGTAAATGATAAAAAGCATCTAACTCTTGTATCTCATACAAATGGAGTTGTTATTGTTGAAGAAAGCGGTTGTATTATTGATTTAGATTTTCAATTACTTGCTTCTATTTGTGAGATTGCTGACTTAGGTAATATTTGTACTATTAAAGATTGTGATGAAATTGAATCTCTTAAATCTGATAATAATGAGTTAACTGAACGTATTAAGTTTCTTGAAAATCAACTTGTTAATAATGATAATAGAATTACTGAATTACGTAATCAAATTAATGGTCTTAATAATGAACTTAATCTTCGTGGAGAACGTATTGCTCAATTAAATAAGATTATTGAAGAGAAAACTAATAATCTTATTAAGTTAGAGAATATCGAAGATACTCTTAATGCTACTGTTAAAGTTAATGAGGAACTCAATACTCAATTAAGCTGTGCTAAAGAAGATATTGATAAACTCAATAAACGATTAGAAGAAAAGACTTCTCTACTAGCTGAAAGAACTCATGCTTTAAGAGTTTTTAGACAAGCTCTTTATGATTTGAGACTTTATGTTCAACCGCATAAAGAATATAAGTTAGATAGTAATAATTCAACTGTTCTTAATTCCAATAGTATTAATACTCTATTGAATTGTTCTAATTCATCTGTTGATGATATAGTTGAAACATTTAAGAATGAAATAGCTTATAGCAATATTTATTAAATATTATCATTATTGTTTGGTATTTCCATTATTTATTACTACATTTGCATTCGTATTATAAAGTTTAAGATTATGTATGATAAAGGTGTAGAATTTCCTATTTGTGGTTTAGTAGCCGATATAGACTATCTCGACTGTGAAATGGCTAATAATTGGAATACTGGAAATACTCTAAGTGAGGATAATATAGACCTTGACTTAGATATAACTCATATTGAAAATTAATTAAATAATAATAGTTATGGAAGAAAATAATAAAGTTGATGTTCTTAGTAAGAAACGTCCTACTGTCAATGAGTTAAAGACAGAAGTTATTCGTTTACGCAAAGATTTGGATAAATCTAATGCTGGTCTTAATCATTACAAATATACTTATGAGAAAGTTTCTAGCGAACAAAAGAATCTTATTGATAAGTGTTCTAAACTTGTTACTAGTAATAACCTTTTAGAAGCTAATAACAAGGCTCTTAAAAATAGCTTTACATCTCTTGAAATTAATTTAGCTAAAGCTAAGAAGGATTGTGAAGAACTTAAAGCTAAGAATCAGTATAATTATTCTGCATTTGTTATTGCAGCTATTATTGCTCTTGGTGCTGTTATTACAATGATTTTACGTTTAGTATAATTCCGATATATACTTAATTTAATTCATATCTGACAAAAGGGTTAAATAATGTCGGTTCACTCTATTAAGATTATTCAGGTCGTGAGACTAGAGTAATATTAGTAGAGTTTTTTATTGTATAATTTAAAACTTACTATAATGAAAGAGATTATTGAAGCAATTATTGCTGCTAGTATGGGTTCTGATATTATTGATAAAGCTAAGAAAGAATTTAATAAACGCTTTATTAATGGAGAACTTAATAAAGAACTTCTTGAAGATATTGAATCTATTAATGTGAAATCATTAAATCAACTTCTTGAAGATATTCTTGACGGTGAGTATTCTATTGAAGATAAGGTTAAAGCTGTTGAACAATGGGATAGCATTATACTTCCTTATATCAAATATATTAGTGATATGAGAGATAGTGCTAAAGAATCTTATGATAAACTTCTTGCTAAATATGAAGCTAGTAAAGCTCCGATTTATTCTGTATTCTATTGTTCTGAAAATCATCTTGTATTCTTAGACAAGAATGATAAGCTAAGAAAGTCTTTTAATGGTAATGCTAAAACTCTTTACTCTGGTAATAGTAAAGATGAAGCTCGTAGAATATGTGAATCATTTCTTAAGGATTGTCCTGATTTTTATTGTGTAGATTATACAAAGATATATAATAAGTAATTTGCCAATTTTGTTTGTCTGTTTTAGTTAAACTAAAATTAAATTTTGTCGTATTGTAGTTTTATATCTGTTGTTTGTGAAGATAGTAGATATAGGTTTTATAGAATTCTAATAGTACTGTTCGTGAGAATCGTGCTATTTCTTATGATAGCTCTGATGATGACTAATCTAAGTTGAAACATTAACCAAATGGTTGAAGTAAGGGAAATCCTCTTCGTAAAATGTAAGCTATAAATACATAGTATTGTGTTTAACATACAAGTTGCATTTACTGTCGTGAGACAGAAAAACTTTATTTGTCTTTTAATTTTTACCCCTAATTAAATTACTGTCGTGAGATAGAATTAGGTGTCAATAGTTTAATGGTAGGAGAGGAAGCGTCCTCTCCTTTTTAATTGATTATTAACTAAAAACTAATATACCGACATGGATAAGAAAGAATTTACTAAATTGTTTAAAGAGTTACAGAAGATACAACTTAGTCTATTGTATAGTACTAAACTCTCTAGTGACCTTTATACTAATTGCAATCTTAATAATACTTCTTATATTAATATGTATCTATTTGTTCTTGATATTAATAGAAATATTGATGAAACACATAGTTACAATCTTTATAGCAATGATAGTATTGATAAGAATAGAGCTGTTGTAAATGAAATTAAGCAAAAGGTTAAACAATTCACACTCCTTTAAGGGGGAATAAAGCGAAGCGAAGCGGAGCGTCAGATACTCCGATTAAGTAATAACTAAATACTAAACGTAAATGATTAAGAAGAAAATTAAATTTGGAAAAAGTGAGAAAAGTTACAAATTAGTAGCTTTTACTCTTAATGTACTTGAAAGTACTAGTGTTAAACTTTGTTAGAATGGAAGAAAGGAGACGTATTCCTAGTTATGCCGAAATTAAACGAGTTTAAACAAGATAATGGTAAGCTCATTGTCAGGACTGGTAAATGTCTAGTCTGTAGTGATGAGCTTCTTGTGTTTGGTACAGATGATATTTATATCTGTCCTAAGTGTAAAGAAATATTAGATGCTGATAATTGTCTAGTTCTTGAAACAATGTTTGTTGAAGATGATAGAATAGTTACTGCAAGAAATTGTATTGTTCCTAAAGAACAAATGCATACTAATGTTTCTATTGTTTGTATGCCTTCTGATGAGTTTAATAAGTTATACGAAATATATAAAACTAAAGCTAATTAATATGATTGTAGATTTAAAACAATGTGTTAATCCTGATAGTACTTTTGATGTATATTTTGAAGGACTTAAAGCTGTTATTTCTCATGATTTATGTGTTAATGCTTATCATTGTATTATCGTAGATGTTCATAGCGATAGATGTTGTGAAATTACTCCATTACCTAGAATTATGAATACTGATAAATATAAGATATTCCCCCGTAAAGGAACATGTTGCGTACAGTATAGTGTTAACCAAATAGTCAAACCTTAATATTATGGGATTAAGTTTCAAACTATCAGCGGTAAATGAGGAACAGAAAATTCCTCGTGAGAAAGTAATAATGCAGATTGTTACTGGAACTATTGTTCTACATGATAACATATATAAGTTTAAACCTAAAGATAGTGATGAATTTATTACGTTATCTGAACGTTCGTACTCATGTAAAGGTTTTAAGACAATATATACTCGTGCATTAGATAATTATGGTAGACCTACTAAAATTGTTAGATGTACTGATGCTTATTGTGTTATGCCTAGCTGTTATATTCCATTTAAGATAGGATTACCTGTTAAGGGTTATATACTTAAATGTCGTGATAATATTGATAGATTCTTACTAAAATGCAATGAATTTTAAAAAGTTTAATGATGCTAAGAAAGACGATAAAGTCTTAAATAGTTTTACTCGTGACCAAAAGATTGCTTATGAAAACCTAGTAGCTTTTATTGAGAAAGGTTATGTTGCAGGTGATTATAAACGTGCTCTTATTGGCTCGGCAGGTACAGGAAAAACATATATGATACGTGAAGTAATTAGACGATGCGGATTATCTAAATCCGTTATTGGTCTTGCAGCTCCTACACATAAAGCTGCTCGTGTACTTCGTGCATCTACTGGATATTCTACGTCTACCGTAGCTAGTGATTTAGGTTTAAGACTTAATACTGATGTTACTGATTTTGATATTAATAATCCTCCTTTTGACCCATTAGCTGAAAAGAAGATTAAGCAATATAAGTTATATATTGTTGATGAAGCGTCTATGATTGGTATTAATCTTAAAACTCTTATAGAAAGAGAATGTGAACAGTTTGGTTGTATGCTTATTTTTATGGGTGATGCTCATCAACTTCAACCAGTTAAAGAGTCTCGTTCACGTTGTTTTGATAATGTTAAGTTTTATACTCTTAGACAGATTGTTAGACAAGAAGAAGATAATCCTGTTAGTGAGTTATTAAAGATACTAAGAAAAGATATTGATAATAGGAGTTGGAAATTCCTAGAATATATCAATAAAAACAGGTATGCTTTCGATTCAACTCAAACTAAAGGATATTATACTTGTGGTGCATACGAGTTTCAATCTCTTGTAATAGACGGATTTTATAATGAAGAGTTTACTAGAGATGTTGATACTTGTCGATTAATAACTTATACTAATAAATCTGTATCTGAATGGAATAAATTTATTCGTAACAATATCATCGAAGGTAGTGATAAAGCAATTCTGACTCGTAATGATTTAGTAATGTCTTATAATACTTTTGTTGATGAGTTTAAAGATACTATTATTGTAAATTCTGAAGATTATATAATACATGATATTAAGAATTTTACTAATAAAGATGAAATCTTTGGATTCAATGTTACGTTCATTCAAGTTAATGGTGGTAATAGAACTAAACCTTTATTTGTAGTAGACCATTCTAATTTAAATAATGTTATGCTTTATTATAAGTTAGGTGAAACTTATATTCAAAATGCAATTAATGCAGAGAAATATAATAGAAGTAAGCGTTGGAAGGAATACTATAACTTTAGAGAGAGGAACTTGTTACTAGTTAACTTATTAGATAAGTCTACTGGTAAGATTAAGTTTAGTCGTGACTTAGATTATGGATTTGCTCTTACAGCTAATAAAGCTCAAGGAAGTACTTATTCTGATGTATATGTAGATATAAATGATATTGTATTTGATATGCGTACTGGTAATCCGTGGGGAAATATAGATGAAACTCTTCGTAGATTATATACTGCTTGTAGTAGATGCAAAAATCGTTTATATTTGTGTTACGGTAAATAAAAAGTATAAGTATATGAGTTCTATGTGTTATGATGTCGAAGTAACTAGAAATTACTTCTCGGTAGTATTTGTTGATTTACGTAGTTATCTTAAAACATTTTCTGATTGTGTTGATAATGAGGGAAAAGCTATTCCTATTATTGATAAACTTAGTGTTATAGAGATAAAGAAACGTTTAGAAACAATACCTAAGAAACGTTTTGTTTTATATGAAGATGATGATAGTGATTTATTTAATCTATTATATTGGTTAATACAGAAGGCAGATTACTTCGGTTATAATAATAGGCGTTACGACCGCTTAATGTTAAGTGCATTATTAATGTATTATAATCAATTTGATAAACCTAGTAAACTTATTACATTTCTATATGAAACATCACAGAGAGTTATTCGTAATTCTAATAATGATACTCTTTGGACTGATAACTTCACTTCTCTTATACTACGTAATAACGTGGCATTTCGAGACTTGGATTTATTCCAAATATTTAGGCTAGACCATTTTCATAAAAGTCTCAAACAGACTTCTATTAATATTAAATGGTATAATCTAAAAGAGTATACTATGCCACCTATTGGTGACTTAGATAGACATTATTACCATGAGCGACTTCCCGAAGCTAAAGGCATGACAGATAGAGAACTTAATATCCATTATCGTAATGTGTTTGAAAGATTTATACCTAAAGAATATCTTCAAGAAATGGCTGATTATAATGACAATGATGTTTATATTGTTGCCGAACTAATTAGAATGAATCAAGAAGAAGTTCTTTTAAGGTATCGTATTAGTGAAGAATATAAGGTAGATGTATTCTCTGCAAGTAGAAGCACAATAGCTGATAAAGTTATTGTTAAACTATATAGTAAGTTTACTGGTCTGCATCCTAAAGCCTTCATTGATACTAAGACAATACGTAGGAAAATCGTAGTTTCCGAAATTTTGTCAGACAAAATCTCATTTTCCACGCCTGAATTGAACGATATTTTGTCGGGCATACGTTCGCTAACCCTACGTGGGGAAAAGGGCGAATTTGACAGGGAATTTACCTTCATGGGCACGTCATACACTATCGCAACAGGGGGTTTACACTCGAACGAGATTCCGAACATTTATCGTAGTTCTGCTGATTATTCATGTGCTACTGATATTACTATTGGTAATCCTTATGATAGTAATGGCAATATTGGAGTTAGTACTTCTGATATATATATTTGTGATTTTGATATTAATTCAATGTATCCTAATATTATTAGAAGTCTTAAAGTATGTCAGAAACATCTACTTCCTAAAGCATGGTTTCGTATAGCTGATACTATTGTTGATGAACGACTAGAACATAAACATTTATCTAAAGATAAATCTCTTGATAGTAAAGAGAGAGATAAACATGCTACTGCTGCTGCTTGTCTAAAGATTGTAGCAAATGCTGGTATATTTGGTAAAATGGGTAGTGAACAATCCTTCTTGTGTGATAAAAAAGCAATGTATCAAGTTACTATTAATGGTCAGTTATTCTTATTGATGTTAATAGAGAAACTTGAACTTGCAGGTATTCATATAATAAGTGCTAATACTGACGGTATTGTTTCTATAATACCGAAAGATAAGTTTGAATTATATTGTAATATTTGTCACGAATGGGAGAAAGTAGTTGGATTGACAGGTGAATTTACTCCATATACTAAGTATGTTACAGAAGGAGTAAATAGTTATCTTACTGTAAAACCTAATAATGGTAGAAAATTCAAAGGTAGAATGAATCCTAAGATGTTCTTAGAGGATTTATCTAAAGGATATAATTCTCCTATTGTAGCTAAATGTGTTACTGAATACTTTATTAATGGTACTCCTGTTATGGAAACTCTTCGTAATGCTAAATCTATTCTTGATTTCTGTCGTACTCAAAATGTTAATCATAAGTATAGACTAGAGTTTACTCATGTTGTAGACGGAAAGATAAGAACAGATGTGGTGCAGAGGAATACAAGGTTTTACATATCCTCTACGGGGGGAACCCTCATGAAGGTCGAGAGTATGGGCTGGAATGATAATGGTGAAGAACAAGTTAAAAAGAGTTCTTTATGTGCAGGTCAACGTGTTTCTATATGTAATACTGTTGATGATACTGATATATCTGAACTAAATGTTAATTACTTATATTATTATAATGAAGCTATGGCTATTATTGAACCAATAGAGCAAAGTCGTAATAATAAAGGTAAAGGTAAACGTTTAGTTAAGAAATACTATGGAATGAGAAATACTTTGTTTGATTGATAAAATGGATATAGAAAAGATATGTATAGCTAATCTTGGAAAAGAGATTATGTATGGTAGATTTAAAGGAATGATAGTAGGTTATGATACTATATTAAAATATTTAATCATTTCTTTTACTGATAACTATGGTTGGAACTTTTTAATAGATAATAGTGTTATTCTATTAAATAGTCCTCTTAATCATAGTTATGTTCTTATTAATCCTGAATATTATAAAGGACAACTTGTCTTATGAATGATGTAACTGATATTTATAATGAAGCTGCTAATAAATGGTCTGATAACAAAGGTGTGGGTAGTGTTATTCTATCAGAACCATTAAGCGTAATGAATTTCGTTACAATGGTGCTTGATAAAATGGTAGCTAAAACTCCCGAACTTACGTCTCTCATAATAACAGAGACAATGGAAGATAGAGCTAACATTACTTATTATCTTGACAACACTTCTGAACTAAAGGACATTCATAAACAATTAATTACTGATAAGAAATGTCTTATACTTACTCGTGAATATGTAGAACGTTCTCCATATAAACCGAGTGCTAATAGTCATAAAGATGTTCTTATTACTATTAATGTTAAGAAGTTCCGAAAAATTGCAGAGAAGTATAATGGTAATTACTTTAAGTTTAAACTACTTGCTACCAATGCTATTGATAGTGTTGCTGATAATGCTGTACTTATGTATAAGTATGCGCCTAAAGTATATGAAATTAATTATGCTCATTTAATTAATCGTTCTATTCATTCCCCTATAAAGGAGTACCAAAAGGGTGTTGTCTTAACTGATGCTGATAGAATCTATTATGATAGATGTAGCCAATATATTAATGAAAGTGTTACTATATTTGGTAGTTTCGATAAGTTAGAAGAATGTCGTACTGGTAATCCTAGACTAAATATTGCAGCTGAAACTTGTAGATTGCAAGTAGCGGAAAGTAATGGTTGGTCAGCTAAAATGGATATGACTGATGCTATGTGTCGTAAGATAGATGAACTATATAATCCTAGTTCTTTAATTGAGAGAGTTAATCAAACTTATAACATTATCAGAGAAAGAACTAAGATAGTAACTGATAATATTGTTAAGCTAGATGCTATACTTGATATAGTTAAGGAAAATATAGGCAAGAGAATACTAATTATTTCAAAGAATGGAGTATTTGCCAGTAAAGTAACAGAATATCTAAATGCTAATATAAAGTATGAGGGTAAATCTATTATGACTAATGGTGAGATATTCCAAACTGGAATAAGTATATTACAGTATGATTATTGCGGAAACTATCATAACGATATGGAAGGAATACAGGCTTATGACAAAAACGGAAAACCTAAAGTATATAAATCAGGAGCTAAAGTCGGACAGCCTGTAATCATAAAAGCTCAAGCCCAAAGAACGCGAAATTTGGAACTGTTTAATGACGACTATATGAAAGTATTGTCGGCAAATAATTCTATTGATACGAGCTTTAAAGGAGTTGTAGACGTTGTAATTTTCACGTCACCTCTTTGTAGCTCCATACGAGACTTAAAATATCGAATACCTAATCTATCTTTTAGTTCTGTACCTAACATTATATATAAGATATATTGTCGAGGTACGAACGAAGAGAAGAAGTTAATAGAGACGAAAGGAGGAAAAGACTATGAAATAGTTAAAGATAGTGAAATTGATTTCATAATAGGAGAATAATCGATGCTAGTCTTTGGAGTTAACAGAGAAGTTAGTATCTTTGTAGAGTAATCAATAAGAGACCTTTGAAATAATGGAAGAAGTAAAGACAGAGAATGAGAGAACTCTAGCTAAGACAGAACCAAAAGCAAAACCGAATAATAATAGTATGGTTATGGCTTCTGCTCTTAATACCCTAGACATTTACAATCCCGATGATAGGAGTAAGTTAGAGTTGTATCTGAAATCAGTAATGTCTAGTGATAAGTGCGGTATTAAGACTATTCAAGACGGTCTTGCAATATATAGCCGTGCTAAAGAGTTAGGTTTACCGTTTACTAGTTGTATTGAACATCTAGGAGTTATTAATGGTAAAACTACATTAGACATTCACTTAATCAAAGCATTATTATTGAAGGCAGCTATAACATGGGAGTGCACAAAAGATTATATAGCTCTGTATGAATATACAGACGGTAATAATGTTTATATAGATAGTAAGATACCTGACTATTGTAGGCGATTCAAAAGCAAGAGAGAAGCTGATGAATTTAATGCTAGTGTTGATAATGACGAAATTGGTATTTATCCAGTTAGAAATTATCAAGATTATAACGGTACAATCTACAAGGAATATCAGTTGAATAATAAGTTCGGTGTTGCAGCTAATCAACAACAAGCTAAAGATATTGCAGCGAAAGGATTAGTTCCAATATTCCGAATACCTAATGTTCCTTGTGATTATATTACTGAATATAAACTTACTCGTATAGTATATAATAGAGTTATTACTAGTATTGGTCATTTTAGTTATAGTGACGCTGTAACTGCTGGACTTGCTAGTAAAGATACTTATACTAAGTATATGAGAGTACTTATCGGTCATAGAGCTTTTACGCTTGCAGCTCGTGATATAGCGGCTGATGTCATACTTGGTTGTATGGAAACAACAGAAGCTAAGATAGCGAACAATATGAGTATTGATGATGCTGATATTGTAGAGATTTGATAGTAATAGAAGTCTAACTATTACTAATCAATAGATACGAAATAAGACAAAACTTTACGCTAACAATGAGCTATATGCTCACTTTTAATAATTAATTATTAATCATTTAAAATTTTACAATTATGGGACTTCAATTTGGATTTTCCGCAGTACAGAGTGGTAAGAGAGTAATGCAATCTAGTAACGAACCTACATTGACAGCTAACAGCACTAAAGCTAAGTTTAGTCTTACAGGTGCAGTTACTCGTATCATGGGTCTTGTTCCTGGCGATACAGTTCAGTTTATTAGTAATGTTGCTGATATTGATGCAGCTATTGCTGAACGTGATTCCGAAGTTGTTGCATGGTGCGAAGCTAACAATGTTGAATTTGGTACAGAAGCTGCTCGTACTGCACTTATCCAAACTTTTGGTGAGTATGGTATCTGTAAAGGTGTACCTTTGTTCGAGAAAGACGGTAAAGTTAAACTTGTTGGTGTTCGTATGACAGCTGAACAAAAAGCTGCTGCTTTTGAACTGAACAAAGAGAAGATTGCAGAGGAACTTGGCAAGTCAGTAGAAGAAATCACTATTGATGATTATTCTCCTGTTACTCGTGCTTACTCTGGTGCACGTACTTCTACTTCTTCCAATCTTAATGGTGTTGGTTTGCCGTTAACTTTCTCTGATTCCAGTATGTGGAATGAATTGAAAGAGAATCTCGGTGAAGATGCAGAGAAAATCAACCGTGTATTCGAGGTTAAACTTAACGAACCTTTCTCTGTTGCTGTTGAAACTGGTAGAGTTATCGGTGACGAAAAAGAAACTGTTGAAGTTAGTGCTTACAAGATTGTCTTCCAGTCTGATGAAGAACCTTCTGTTCGTCAGTCAGCTAAATAAGACTTCTTCCAGTAATAGCTAGATTATAAAGAGCTAAATTCTTAATTGAATTTAGCTCTTTTTTTATTGGC